ATTAGTCATGATAGTAATTAGATAAAAATAAAATTTTGCATTAAAAAAGAGCCTCTATTAAATAGAAGAATAAAGGCTCTTAAGTTAGGTTTTTAATTAGTGATTAATCAATAAGCTTTAATATTTTTAAGAAATATATAAAGTAAGATAATTACACAAATTAAAATAATGAATGAAGTCATAAATTATTTAAGTAGTTTTAAGTTAGTTGCTTTCTTAGCCTGGAAATATTGAATAGTTGTTTTTTCTAATTCAATTAATAAACCACGGTCCCAACCTGGGCAAGTGCTATTACTTGCAGCTCTTAATTGTTTAATAACAAATGCAGTGTTTGTAAACTCTTTAATCTTCATTTAATACCACCTTTTAATAGTTTTAATTGTGGTCTTGTATTGTTTAAGAAAGGTCTTGAAACTCTTTCTATAAACTTGTTTAATTTTGCATTCATAGAGATTTTAATAAAATCATCTTTAATCTTAAATTGTTCCAGGCTATCAATAAATTTGTTTTGGGTTATAGCTTCATAAAAGTCTATGTTTTGTAGTTCCATATCAAACAAGGACATAGGAAAGAACCCAGTTGTTTTACGTTTAAATTGCTCATAATGCCTGGTTGATTGTCCATTACTTCTTAGTATTCTTTTTGTACATCCTGAACAGTGTGGAAACTTATCGAATACAGATTTAACAAGATCAAAATTATCAGAAGCAAACAGTGTTATGTAAGCGTCTTTATAGTCTTGTCCTTTTAACTGGAATAAATAACCGTCATGTTCATGACCGTCAAAAGGTAGTCTTTCTCTTTCAATTAATTTGTGCATGGTAAAAGGGAATTAATAAAGGATTAAACAAGTAAATAAATTACTTATGTCCATAGTTACAAATGCTTATAACTTGTCAACAATAAAACAATTAATTAGTAAATATTATTCCTTATAACTGGTATAAGTTTTACTTATATGTTGTGGTCGTGGTCGTGTAAATAAAAATAAAAAAAAATATACATGTTGCTAACTGCAAACGATTCTCAATATCAATAAGCATTTAACCAGTTACAAAATTGGCACACTAAGATGAGAATGAGACTCAATAAGATTGTGCCAATCCTACAACTGGCATATAAAAGGAAGCCATAAGCCCCCCAGGGGGCGATCCTCCGTCAACATATTCGTAAGGTGCTCAAAAATTAGCAACAAAAATATTTGGTTACTTTTTATAAATAGTATTAAACTGTTGTTTGCGAAGTTCTAACTGCATTTCTTCTTTAGTCAGTAAATGCCACCTATTAAACCCTAAAGATCTCTTAAAATTCTTGTAATACCTGCTTTTCAGGAACATTTGGATGTATTTTTGCATGATTCATCTATTTTTTAGACCTATTAGAACTTTTTGATCTTACTCTAAGGTTAGCCATACTATTGTTTTTTGGGTTACCGTCTTTATGATCAACATCTTTACCTTTTAACTTATACCCAGACTTTTTTAACTTACTTCTAGCGGTATTTCTACTACTTCTATTAGCAATCTGTTCAGGTTTACCTTGGTAATTATCGTATTCCTTCCTATAATTTCTAGTCATCTATATAGTATGTATATAATATATATTATATGTCATTTAACTGAGCAGTTAAAGGAGTAGTTAAATAACAGTTATTATTTAAATGTTCTATTAGTATAGTGTTTGTCTTTTTCATTAATATCCGTCTAACCAGTTAGCACCACCTGAAGCACCTAAAGAAGCTTTTTGTAAGTCTTCTAAAGATTTAGCGTAACCTAGTACTCCTACATTTAGACCACCTTCACCTTGTATAAATTGTCTTTCTAGTTCCCATTGTTCTCTTTCCCTAGTTTTTATAGCTTTTTGTTCAGTTAATGCCATATTCTCTGTAAAGAATTGCACAGCCATTGCAAGAGCATCTAAACGGTCATCATGTCTAATAGAATTTTTATCTTTGGTAATCCTGGTCATTTGCCAAAAGAGTTGGTATTGAGATCTAGTTTCTGTTGGATAGCATTGAGTGGTGGAAATATCTTTAGCGATTATGTCAGTGTCGATCATGAGCCTGTGTTGGTTCATAACAGGTTCAAGGGTATCAATAATCCTAGTTTCTTTTTGTTTTGTATGTCTGACCTCTTCGATAGAGCATGGGTAGATCGTACCCAAATATCTTTTAAGAAGCTCACTGAACATACCGAGTCCAAGGTTACTTTCAACCAATATTTGTTTAACCTTGTATTCCTTCGCAATGAGGGAGAGTTTCTTAAGATTAATTTCGCTGTAACCGCCCCTAAGACCACCAGAAGCAAGAAGGAAGAGGTTACCATTCAAGTAGGCGACTACCGCATAGCCAAGCTCATCGCTGCCTCGTCCAGAAGGGTCCACAGCGAGTACAACCCCCGTGTAATCAATAAATTCAGACCCGATCTGAGCAGGTTTGTAAAAGAGATCACCGTGAAGCCCCACAGAAGGTAAATCTAAAGCTTTATCACCGTTAGCGAGCCATACAACCTTATCTGGACCTTGTTCTCTGTTTAAACGGAATACACATAGATCCATTAATTTAAGAGGATACCTTTCTTCATCAGATAAACTAATGTCTAATAAGAATTGAAGATTAAAAGTAGACCTACCTATTGATTCTTTACGAGCTTCTAGTTCTTCCCAGTTAAATCTATCTGGATCTACAGGATGACCAGCTAAACTAGAATCTTTATCTAAATCAGAAGATATTTTAGGAGCTAGTCGATGTTGATAATAGTCTTTACGTTTTCTAGCTGTTGGATATAGAGCTGTCCATATTCTTGGAGTGTAACCAGCTAGTTCTAACTTTCCATAAATACTGTCTTGTGTGTGAGGAGTACCAAGAAAGACTATTTGACCTCCAGGTTTAATAATTGAGTCAAATTCTTTAATAGATTCTCTAAGTTTGTCTCTTATAAGTTGAGTTTCACAACTCTGAGGAGTTTCTACGTCATCAGCTACAATTAAATCAGCTCTGGAACCAGTTATCTGACCAAAGATACCGCTTGACCTTACAGAAGGACTTTGATCAGGTTTAGAACCAAAAACATCAAAGGCTACTTTAGAGAATCTTTGAGTGTCACTTGGAAATAAATCTTTCACCATAAACCAGTTTCTAAGTAAGTCGTGGCAGAACACGCTAAAAGCGTCTGCACGGTCTTGTGCTGCTGATATGACCAATACTTTAGTATCTGGGTTTTTACGCAGCCTCCAGAGCACATAGCCAGCAGTTAAGAAGCTTTTACCACAACCTCTATATGCCATAATGATTCTTCTGTTAGGACCATTTTGCAGGTAATCAGCTAATTGGTATTGAACAGGTGTAGGACTAGGTAACCTTAAAAAATGCCATAAATGTGTAGCAAAGACAGGAAAACTGTCTATAGCTTCTTTTATAATTTGTTGATGTTTATCAGGCACTAATCCAGTTGTTAATAAATTGTTCTCTTTCTATACAATAACGAGTATGTGTACGATACCACACTTTCCAATTATGACTACCTTTTGCTTGATTACAAGAAATACAAGCTGGAACTATATTAGTAGCTAAATTTTCTCCTCCTTTAGTTTTAGGTCTTACATGATCCAATGTTAAGTTGTAACTTTTTGTACCACAGTAAGCACATTGAAAATTAAAAGCTTGTTTAATTGATTGTCTCCATTGCTTAACAGCATCTTGTGATTGTAGGGCTTGTAAGTTTGCCATAATATCCTCTGGCGTAGAAAACACAAAAACCCCAACATGAGGTGAATGTGTCATGCCAGGGTTAATGATTTTTGCATTAAAAAGAAAACTCTTCTTATGCATTAATATAGGACTTTACTTTAGACATATCAATATCAGGAAGTGAAGAAATCATTTCAGTTATTGCTGAAACATCTCCATTCTTGTCTAAGGTAATACCTTGATCTTTAAGGAACTTAATAGCGTTAGCAAGGTCAGAAGCTTTTACATCATCTCTATTTAACTGATCTACTAATTTAGTAGCAACTAATCTGTGAAGAGATTGTAACTCATCCTCAGATGCCATTCCTTGTAATTTTCTTCTAGCCATCTTTTTCTGGGAATAAACTTTTTTCAATAAATTCTACAGCTTTATCGTCCACACTATTATCTGTGGTAGAAGCTAATTTTTTAAGAAGTTGCACAATTAGTCCTTTTACAGAATCCGAAGTAGCAAACTTCATTAAAATTGGTTTGAGTAATACAAGCATGATTAGTTAGCGTGGTTTTGAATGTAATCGGAAACGTCTTTATCCGTCCAGTGATCAGGTTTTTTACCCATTTCACCTGAACTATTATAGTAATTAATTAGATTTATGTGACTACCTCTTTTTTGTTTTGTAGTAACATCAGCTTTTTTCTCTTTGTTTTTTCGTTTATAACCAAACATAATTAATTTGTCCTTTTAGGAGGAGCTTTTTCTATACCTCTATTATTTTGTTTTTCTCGTTCTTCTCTAATCTTTTTTAATTGCATTTGCCAAATCAATCTTCTTTGTATTTCTTTAGCAGAAGATTCAGATTTTTTAGCATCGTCATACTCACCAATCATGATTTTAATTTATAACCTTTCTTTATTTTTGCACTTTTTGAATCTTTTGCAAATTTTTTTGCTACATCAGGTTTGTTAGCATAGAGATACTTCTTTTGTTTTTCACTTACAAATGGCATTATTTTTTAAAAAACTAATTAAATATTATATAGATTTAATTATAGCTTGGTATAGAGAAATAAAAACTAAGGCTAATATTACTAGTGAAATTAAAAATTACCATAAACAAATGGAAAAATTGGAGCAAACTACACAGCCAATTATTGTAGAACATGGTAAATTTGGAGAGAAGGATTGGTTTATAGAAATTAAACATCCAGGATCTAAAAATGGAACATGAAGAAAATAAAAGAGAATGGCTGCATGATGCAGTAAAAATCACAATTTTATTGTGGTCTGGACTTTTATTAACCGTTTCATACTACGAAAAACCTGACGGTAAAAAGATTTTGGATTTTGATCCAACTTTTATCGCAAGTGTGTTTTCAGCATCAACTGCCTCGCTTGGTTTGTCCATTGGTAATGGTCGAAGTGGTGGTAATTCTAAACCAAAAGAAAATAAACAATGAAAAAATTATTATTAATAGCATTACTAATACCTAATACAGTATTAGCTAACCAAATAACACCTGCATTTACTACAGGTAGTAGTAACTCAACTACTAATACTACTCAAACAGTGACTCGCACTCACCAAATCCAGGTATACGGATCTACAGTGAGTACATGGGAAGGTACTAACGTAACTCCTAGTGCATCTATTACTGCGTCCGATACAACTTATACTGTAAGTGATGCAACAGTACCGTGGTCACTAAACATTACAACAAGAGATGCTGGATTAGTAGAGCAACACGATATTTCAGAAAATATCACAACAACTTCTACTATTACTTCCTTATCTGTCTTCTCTCAATAGGAAATCCAGTAAAAGCAGAAGAAGAAGGTAATCAATCTATAGCAGCTCCTAATGCTGTTGGTAATTCCAGCATCATTAATCAAAATATGCAAATAAACCAAGGAGCAACAAGCAAAAATTATTACGGACGTAATATTGTATGTTCAACTCCTAGTATGAGTTTTACACCATTTTATACTGGTAATGATTCTCAATCAGAAGCATATTCTATAAGCCAAGGATGGGGCTTTCAGATAAGCTGGATGGTTCCTTTAGGTACAAAGTATCATGAAAGCTGTTTAGACCTCGTACAGAGGAATATAAAGCGGTCTGAGGCTGAAAATTTAAAAGTTAACTACGACAGAGAACTTATAAGATTTAACCAATGTGCAAAATTATATTCACAGGGTTATATGATAAATCCTAAAAGTCCTATGTTTGGTTTATGTGGAGACATAATATCTATTTCGAGTTATGTAAAGAAGAATCAGAAGTCTTTTGAATCTCTTTCACTTCCTTCTTCAAAACCTTAGTAAATATTTTTTTAAATATTTTCTTTAAATAATTAACAGCAGTTTGAGTCGCCATACCCCCTGCCACTGTAATTAAAGAAGCTGTACCAGCAGCTACAACACTTGTTGTAATAACTTCAGGTGTTGGAATTGCCATTTCTATACCTAACAAGGGTATAGTAAATGTAGATAATATTTCTTGTGATGTTACGGATTCTTTGGGTTTCGGCAGGTTTGTCGGTATTGACGGTGGTTTTACTTGTGGTCCTACTTCCGTTGAATTTGAATCGTCTTTTGATTCTTCGGACTCTTTCACCTTCTCTTCCTGAAGGGCTGACTCCATCTGTTCCTTTGAAGGAATTAGAAATGGATCGTAAGAAGCTGGAGTTACCAAAGGCAATTCAAAAAATACCTTTTCAGGAATAAATATAGAACCACTTGAAGGTATGTTAATTAAAGGCTTTTCCACTAACCTTCTTCAGTTACTTCCTCACAACTAGCTCTGTCTTTTAAAATTGCTTGAATTTCAGTAAATCTAGTTTTACATTCAGTCATAACTTCTTGTGCTTGGTTATGCTTTGTAACTACTTCTTGTAGTTCAGTTTGAAGTTGTTCAGTTGTAGGTTTGTGCATTACTCAGATGGTTTATCTGCAACTAGTTTAGCTTTCCATGCAGCTTTTACATCAGTAGTCCACACAGCGTTACAAATTGCTACAACTTCTGCTGGTTCTGATGATATGTCAGTATCAACTAGGTTGTCTGAAGCATCTAACGTACCAGCTTGCAGTACATATCTTCTAAAAGATCTTGTTAGTTCTGTGCCATCTTTTTTGATGACTGTTGCTTCACGGACTTGTACCGCTTTGTATGTACCGACAACTTCTATCTTGTCGTATTCAATTGATTCGGCTAGTGCCATTAGGATTAATCTCCGATTAAAACAGGTTTAGGCTTAGTTTTAAGACGTAGCTTCGGTCTATTGAGCAGTATAAGATACAGCCAACATTATATATTTAGGATTTCCTGTATTTGGAGTACCTCCAGCACCAGTTTGTCCATCTATTAATGGAATAAAATGAGGACTATTATTATTTGCTTGAAGATAACCTGTGTTTACATTACCATTACCAATAATGGTATTATGAGTTATGACTCCAGGATAATAATGTCCACTAGAAGCAAAAGGAAAACCAGCTATAGTGGTAGCTATACCAGATCCTGCACCTGTACAATTTATATCAAAAATATAGACGTGACAATGAACGATTCTTCCAACTCTTATATAAGCTGCACTTGAAGTTTGTGCTGAAAATGTTGGACTAGTACCACCACCTATAGCAGTAATTGTTGCCGTAAAAGTTCCTTCTTCATAGTCGTCAAGTGCGTTGGCTGCTGCGGTGTCTCCGTTAAAGCTTAAACCTTCAGCTTGAATACGAACACGTTCTACATTATCTGTTTTAAAAGCATGGTGTGAATTGGCAGCTATATTGTCATTATCAGCATCATATCTAATACTCCCGTCCTGACCTACAAACTGTACAGCAGAATTATTATCACTATCTTTCATTCTAATAACTGGAACTGCTGCCTCAACATGAAGGTTTGCTTGAATAGCATTAGAACCAGTACCTATACCTACGTTTCCAGACGAATCTATACGCATTGCTTCCGCATCAGCACCCATGTTAAATCTGACTGCTGGATATGTACTATTTGAAGACCCAAATCTAAAAGTAAATAATGAATCAGAGTCATCAGCTTTTATAATAAAACTCTGATTATTAGTCTGTCCTGATAATCCAAATTTTGCTATTGATCCATTTTCTGCTGCTAAATTGGTATGAAATAAGGTACTAGGACTTGTTGTACCTATACCAACCCGATTGTTAGAAGAGTCAACGTGTAAAGTATTGGTATCAATGGTCAGATCACCAGTTCCAGTGATAGCTCCTGTTACGTCAAGACCAGCACCAACGTCTAGGTTGCCAGCTATATCAATATGACCATCTGTATTTACAACTAATCTATCCGCAGAGTTTGTCTCATCTATAATTTTTAATACACCAGCATTTGATTGTATTTTATAATCTGGATCTCCATTAGTTTCAGTAAACGAAAGTGTTGGTGCAGCATGAGTTATTGTAAGATTACTAGAACCTAAAGTTCCTGTAGTAACTACTTGCTGTGATCCAAA